ATTGGGTTGTTACGCCTCACGACAATTTAGTGAGGGGTCATGGATTTACCAGATGTGTGACTGTAGTTACCAATTATTTCAGATGTATGCACTTCTGAAGAATGTTGGTAGTGAGTCTACAACTGGTGTGTCCATTAGTAAGCGTCCTACAACAGATTAGTAGGAAGGATTTTGGGTTGCCAGCTTACAGAGTTAGAGCAGGGAGCATATTAGCACCTAACTGCAGCATTGCTTGTTTAGTGAGGTACTTCTTGGTAGAAGAACCAACCTGTTCGAGCACACCAGTGAAGGCGGTCTCGGCGATCTGGCCAGCTGGGCCCGTAAGTGAGCTAAGTGACCAGGTGCCACCATGCTTGCGATCAAGTTCACGCTCGGCAAGGTGTACCATGGATGAATCATGGAGGGCGACAGGTTTGGTGGTTGGAAGCCCTGAGTCAGATCTCGGGCGCCATTCCACATTCTTTACGAATTCAAACGCGAGGTTGGTCGCGTCGTCTGTTCCACGCCATGCGAAGCCAAATACTCGCATGCCACGTACGTCTTCAACTGTAGTTACACCAGTTCCATTTGATCCAAGTGTTAATGGAGAGGAAATGTCACTCTGTGACTGGGTGTTTTGATCAGCCTTTTCGTACGAGGAGAAGAACTTAGAGTTCTCACTGGGACGGAACTTGACCTCGTGGTTACCAACACCAATGCGCTTGACAGTCGTGGCCAAGCGAAATAGCTCATTCACGTTAGTGCCTAGCACATCGGTCAGGGGCAAATTCTCTATGAATGCAACTTGCCCTGCGGCAGCTTGCATAGAACCGAGATAGGCCATACGAATACACGCGCTCAAAGTGCGGGCATCGCGGGCAATTCCGTTGGTCAACTTTTGGGCCGGATCAAATAGGCTAAAGCCATTATTGTCACTGCCGTCTAAATCAGGACTACAAAAAGCAGGTCCTGCAATAGTGTTGTTGACGGAGACGTTTGCAGAGGTGAACCGCGCACCTACAAGTGAGCCGGTGCGGTAGGCTGCAGGGCTACTCTGACGGGCACCATGGTAATCACCGAGCCACAAGATGTAGCCTGAGGTGCCAGGGTTTGAGTTGCCGGAAAACGTCAGTTCGTTCTTGAGCCTTGCGAGGAGTCCTTCGGAGTCCCCGTAGATACCCGGAACGAGGGTAGCGTTGCAAGGATCCGCAAGCATTCTAGCATAAGCGGACAAACCGGAGGAACGTTGCGGTTGTTTGTTGCGCCGTCCCCTGCGGTTTCGTTTCCGCCTTGGCTGCTTTGGTTGCTTTGGTCTGTTGGGCATTTCTTATCCGTTATCACGGGACTTTGGACAAAGAGCGATCTGTAAATATTCCAAATCGACATTTAAAACGAATGCGGACACCCAAGGTGTGCCCGCCAAAGTCCCGGTGTTCTATTCAACTACTTCCCTGCGTCGACTTCCCCCTTCCGCTTCGGTTTCCGCGTACGGTTCCTGCGCGTTCTGGGTGTAGCCTCCGACTGGGAGTCTGATTCACCACCAGTTTTGGCCGAGGTGGTGTTCTTCTTCGTACCCTTCCGGTCCTTGGTTTGAGGACCAGGCTTATCCTTGGGTTGTGATTGACCACCATTCTTGGTGTCACCATCTCCCTTCGGAGAGGCATCCTTTCTTCTTGGTGCCTTCTTGTTGGGCTTATCACCACCGTCCGTAGCGCCATCCTTTCCCTTTGAAGTGTCGCTCTTCTGTTTAGGCGCCTTCTTCTTAGGGTTGGGAGTCGCTGTGGTTGGCGGGTTGCCGTCGGTTGAAGTAGATTCAGACAGATCTTCAGATTTGGTTTTTCCCTTGCCATAGCTTGACTCGGCGGTGGCAGTTGCCAGGAAGTCTAGGTCAGTAAAATACTGATCAGCCTTCTCAGCAGTCGCCTTGGCAGGGATTTTCCCGGACCGAGGGCCTAGCTCAGAGTTCTCCTCTTCATCGCTTTTGCTCTCGTCCAGGTCATGCTCCATGGGTGCCACCTCAGGGCCGAGCACTTCTTCAGCACCTGTGGGTCCAACCACCACGCGTCCAGTGTATGTCTGAGCCTTGGTTTCACTGAGCGTGGGAGGTTTGAGGTAGTCGACCAGTTGCTTCGGTTCGTCGAGCCACTTTTGGAAAGCGGCGAAGTCGAAGCAGTACGGTGCCAGGGAGGTTTCTGCGATGTGGTTGAATTCATCACAGAACTCGTTGGGATATTGCACTTCTAGTGGGATGTCGGAACCCCACCTCCGTATGGCCCTGGTCGCCTCGGTCATTTCAACCTCGGCGCCATGTGCCGCCAACACGGCCCTACAGAAGGGCCCAATGACGGGTGTCTGGCCATCGGTCAGTACATAGGCACGGCACTTCTCCAGCAGTTTCTCCACCTCGGTGACGCCATGTAGTGTCACGGTGGTGTGGAACTTCGACAATTGCCTGGCGAGATCGCACATAGAGTTGGGATCACCCCACCAGACGGTGGACATGTACTTACGTCCAAGAAATTCCACACCAGCTTGCCCCTTGTTCACCCTAAGCGCCTTCAGGATGAAGCCCATCTTGTCGGCGGCGGCCTCCAGCATTGTGACCTCGATGTCACCCGTGACACCGTCGTCGCCTGCAAACTGCGCCTTCTCGGTGAGATTCTCCCATGCCTCATCAGGCTGGACGTACGTACGGTGAGGACCGTGCTGGCTGACAACAGTCATGCGCCATGCCATGTACGCCACGAAGGCATTGAGGAATAGGTTCCAGATTGCGGTTCCCATCTCACCAGAAATGCGCGCGAAGTCAGCATCGTACTTGGTACCCCGAGCACAGCGAACCTTCTGGTTGTACTGCGTCTTATGGAGTTTCTCCAGGATGGTGAGGTACTCTGGTCCGAAAGCGTGAATGAGCATCTTCCATTCGAAAAGACGAGCCACTGGTGATACCGTCGCATCAAACCGGGTGTAGTCAGTATTGACCACGTGGTCTGATTTCTGGCAGACATTGGCTATTCCTTTGGCGACTTCAGTTGGAGGCTTACCGAATCCGTAAAATGGCAGGGACTTCGCTGTTCCATACATTGCATACATGAAACAGGCAATGTGCATCTTGGTGTTGCCATCAAACGTACCGATTAAGCGTGGGTCGCCGGCCTTTTGTGAGGCCTCTTTCTTCACGAATGCCGTTACGAAGTCTCGAGGAGGCTCCACCTCTCCGCGATCAAGGATTTGACGTTGGGAGGCACGGGTTTGGCGTTCACGCACTTGCTCAAGGGTGAGTGGGACTAATGACCCTTTCGGGATAGCTCTCTCGATGAACTCCTGCATGCAATCCATCATGAAGTACTCATACTTCTGGGCACTGGGTGGTCGCTTGTAGTCCTTGACCCTGGTCTTGACAGCATGCTCCTCATTGGACTTGCTCTGGAGTGGCGCGTGGGCGCCGTTCACCAGAGGGCCCATGAAAGGAACAAGACTGGGCTTGTCCTCAGGGTTGTACTTAGCGGGATTGTGGTCGAAACTGATCACACCTTTAGCCACAGGGAAGACGGTTTCCATCTCACCATATTTCTCCTTAACGGTGGCACGTAGCCAGGCTGTCATTACCGAAGCTGATGCCTTCATCTCCCTTAGGCCATTCTCTTCAAAGAATTGCATCACTGATGGTTGGCCAATCTTTACGGAGAGGGACTTTGCTAGGTTGACAAGAGCGTCGTCGTAGCGTGCCGGTAGGTATGAGCTAACATGTTGACCTGGTACTCCGGTGGTGGTGAACAGGCCCTGTGGGGTCTGAGCGTGGAACCTAATGAAAGGGCCACTCGGAGTGTGCTGGATCGGTCTGAACCTCCGTGGTCTAGTGCCCTGTAGTCCGTTGGCTAAAATGGCGGGGATGCCATTCCAACGTCCGGAAGGGGTCAGGAGCACCAGTGAATGGTGGTCATAACGCGGCGCCTGTCCACAAGGAAGAAGGCTACCTGGGTTGGGATGCCGCAAGTCGTACGGACGCACTTGAATTGGTCAGTCTCAAAGTTCCACAGTAGGTGAGTGTAGGTAGCTCCGCCTGAAACACGGGACACCAGCTCACCCTTTTCGTTGAAAGTGAAACTAACCTCTCCAAGATCGTCTGCAGCCTTCGTCACCGTAAAGGTGAAGAGGAGCACGGGCTTGTGCTCAGCACACAGGAAGGTCTCAAGATTCGTGAGGTACGAATCCACGTCCGTCATGTTGATGATGGTGTGTTCATCAGTTTGGAAAGGACGATACTCTGCGAGAGTGTCCTTGCCCCAAAAGAAATGACGGGAACCATTCTGGTTAGCCCTCTGATTAGCGGGAGACATCTGGTAATGAAAGCTCTCCTTGCCGCTGTTCCGAGCCACTTCTTCCATGAACCTCACAGCGGTAGCACGTGCTGCTGCGGCGGTTCCATGGGTGTGGTACGGGTGCGGTGGTAGTGGCCTCATGATCTGTTTGTTGAATATTTCACGAAGAGAATTCGGCTCGGCTGCCGGCTTCTCTTTCGTAGCTGCTAAAGAACGTGAGACAAGATCTTGTCTCCAACGCTCAAACCACATGAATGGTAGTTTAGTGATGAGGGTCACGAATCCACCTGTGGCGCTGCTGCCAATAATTATGGCCGTCAAGAGTACCATGTTTAGTCTCACAGTAGTTCTTGGTAGTAACTGATTTGTCGATATCAGTCAGGATCGGAAATTGCTAAATTTATCTCTAGCATAGAC